AGGATCTGACGTTGACATCAATCTCTCCAGCACCACCATCACCCGTATTATTTGCGCCAAACAGTAAAGCACCACTTGTGTTATTAACCTTGACATAGTTAAGATAGTTAAAACCTTTGTTTGCTGTAGCAGCAGTCTTCTCACTGTCTAACGAGAAGTCTTCCTTCGTATTGCTATCAGAGAAGGATATTTTATTGTTTTGAAGTTGAGTATTGTCAACACCAGCAGCAGAAATGCTAACATGACCTGCTGCTGATACATCAAAATCTTCTTGAGCAAAGGAAGCGAGTCCTTTTTGTTGTGTTGTAACAGCACCCAAGTATCTCCACGATCCAGCATCGCTAGTATCTGAATGAGTTGGTGCCCCAGCTCCTGCCGAAATACCCGCAATGGCTTGATAAAGCTTCGATGCGTTAGTAATCTTATCGTCTCTGGAATAGGTCGTTGCTGCATTATATGCTGCTGCTGTAGTTCCTTCTACTGCTGTTGCAATAGGAAGTGTCGCTGATGCTGTTAGTCTACCATATGCATCAACTGTATAGTTTGTAGCGTTAACAGTCTGTGATCCACCAGCAGATGTTAATGATGCTGCGTTATATTCAGCAGCAGTTACAGCAGTTGTAATTAGGTCAATGGTTGGGTTTGCTGATATACCACCACCATCTGAAATTTGAATTCTTTGTGCAGTACCAGTGATAGTCCTGGTTGCCATAGTACCAGCAGAAGTCCTAGAAATTAATCCAGTAGTTGTTAATCCTGCAACAGCAATCAGATCATTATCATATGGTTGAGCAGATGATCCCTCAACTGTACCGTCGAGACCATATGCAGCAAGAGTAGTTGGGTTTGAAGCATTTGTAATTCTACCTTTAGCATCAACTACTACTTTAGTATATGTCCCAGTAGGTGTTGCTGTGCCATCATAATGAGGCAGAGTAGAAATAAGTGAAAGAGAAGTATTAAGCGTTAGGTTTGCACTACCATCAAAAACACCAGTAGCAGAAACGTCATCAGCTAATTGAAATTGTCTAGTTGAAGCAAGTCTTGAAGCAGTAGAAGAGTTACCAATAAGCGTTGAAGTAATTGTGCCAGCAGCAAAGTTACCGTCGGCATCTCGTTGTACTAAAGTATTTGCAGTGTTTGAAGTTGATTCTACTGGTCTCTCATAACGTAATGAGTTCCATGCGGTTACACCATCTCCGATTTTAAACCGACCAGTATCCAACTCTATACCTAACTCACCTTGTGCTAGTGTAGGGTTGGCGTTTGCCCATTCTTGGGCACCACCTCGTCTTAATTGAATTCTATTTGCCATTTTGTTAGGACAACGCTAGTACTTGCTTCCAAGTTATTTATGTCATTAAAAAGGGGGACTTACTCCCCCGTGACTATTTCGTCTGTTACGTTAGTGTTTTCAGGTTCTTCTGGTTTCTCTATAAAGTAATCCAGTGTCTCTAAAGCACCTTGTAATTTCAGGGCAGTAACTTCATTTTCTCTAATTTTTGCAGCCAATTTTTTGTTTTCTTCTAGCAAGGCAGTGTACCTTGTTTGAAACTGTGACTGCATTTCCTCTTGGGAAACCTTTTCAACTGGTTGGTCTGTCATGATCTTTAGCTAACGTTAGTAATAAGGATTTAATTTCACCCAATTCAGATTTTAACTCAGAAACATCATTTTGTAAAGTGTTAATCTTCTTTTCTTTAGCCTTCTCAGCATTTACTCCTGCCATATATTTTAAATATGCTGATTGATTTCCTAAATCAACCCCTCCAGAGTCGGTATCTTTAAACCATCCCTGTAGGTCTTTCACTGGCACTTTCATTAGATTGCTAAAGCGATTCCTCTAAAGTCTTTAATTACAGGACTGTATGCTTGACTTGGTGAAGCGAATACAATCTTAATCTGGAATTGGTCAAACGACAAACCAGAAACCTCATATTCATAATCCTTAAACACGTAGTTATCAGTTGTACCAGGTACTATCTGATTAGCGGTAGGGAAGAATTCAAACCCGAATTTTTCAATTGGGTCAGTGTTTCCAGTTGGACGCACTCTATATAGGACTCTAATAATAGCATTAGTTGGGCGGAAAGCCGCAAACATTGCTTTAATAGCACCAGAAGAGTTTGTCAATGTAGCAGTTCTTGTTATATAAACTGCTTCATGCTCATCACCAGTAGAAAGTTTAGCAGAATCTATATTACTTGGGTTATTAATTCGGTTAGAAACTAATACTGCACTCATCCTATCAGTATCAATAATAGGAGAAACGTTAGTTGCTGTTGTCTTTAAGTTTAAATCTAACCTTAAAGACTTCTCACCACTCAATTCTTCAGATTCATTAATCTGTGAACAAATCAGTTTAGGTGAGGTCAACTGATTGTTGTTTTGTATTAGAAGGTCATAGAAGATTCCATCATTTGCAAAAGAACCAGATAGTGATGTTGCACCATCGTTAATAGATGTGCCACTAATAAAGTTTGCTCTTGCTGTAATAGAAGTCTTAGGTAGAATCATCCTCTGGATTTGAGGAACGATATTCTCAAACTGTAAGTTTTGAGTAGCAGTTGCATTTGCACCACCACCTCTAATACCTACATCACCAAGAGATGTAACTGCAATTTCATAAGAATCCAATGTAGGATTCTGAATAGCAGCATGTGTCTTATTCAATTCTGGTAAAGGAATACCATCAAGGTTATAACATGACACTACAGACTCATCTGCATGAGATGCAGCAGTTGTATTATCTTGTGCTCTTGCTTGAATAGTCATTGTCTTACCATCATTAGAGATAGCAGAGTATGACATTATTTCAGTACCAATCTTAATAAATCCTACGTTAGATGCACTAATTGCTTGTCCATTAATTGTCTTATGGAATGCACTAGCATCATTAACTGTTATGGATGTATCTGTTGCTGAAATAGCAGCAGTTAGATATGTATCACTAATCTCAGATATCAAACCTGTCAATGTGACATTGTTTGAGATGTCATGCATTGCATGATTAGTATGATACACCTTAATCTTCCTTTGATCAGTAGTATATGTTGGTGTAACGTCAGGGAATGCATCGGAAATTGCTCCAGTCTCTACAGCGTCACCAGATGGAGTGAAGACATTAACAGTTGCAGTCTTACCAGATGTGCCACCTGTTATAACTTCAGTTGAGTTGGTAAAGTCATCAGAGACAGATGTCAATGCAAACGTTGCTGCACCACCACCATTGTCTGTCCAAGTACCTACAACAGCAGTTGGAGCACCAGAGGAGTTACCAGTAATGGTTTCTCCAACAGTAAATGCACCAGATGCACCTGTTACAGTCATTGCAGCAGTTGTCTTAGATGATACGATACGGTTAGTTACGGTACCACCAGCAGAAGAACCTTGTGCAAATGTACCTGAGATATTATCTAATGTAATAGCAACACCAGCAGTTAAGGTTTCAACTTTAACAATTGTACCTTCTGCAAGAGTTGTCTTCTGATAAACTCTAGCACCAACAGTATATGGTAGTGTTGTAGAGTTAAGTACTAAACGAATTTGAGGTTGGAAAGTTTCAATAGGATCTCTTCTCAGTGCTAATACACCTTTATTACCAACACCTAGTTTAGCGTTGTTTAATGTAACCTGAGTATTACCACTATTATCGAATTCTGCTCTATAGATACTAAACTTCAAATCTTCGTATTGGTCAGCAGTCCATGTAGATGCGTTTTGTGATTTGAATAACACACCAGCATATGGCTGCTCAGATATAGTCCTGTCTCCAGTAATATCTAACTCACCCATTCGAGATATCCAAACCTGATATGAGTTGGAGTCAGAGAGCAATACGAAACAATGCTCTTGAGACTGAGGAATATAAACTGGTGCTCTGAATGTAAACTTAGTAGCAACCGCACCAACTTCAGATAACTGAACTTGTGATGGGTTTAAAGTTGTATCAGAGAATGGAAGAATGGTCTTCGTAGGATAACCATTTTCCATAGTCCTTATCTGCATTGAGATAGGGATGTTTGTATCTTTTGTATTGAAGTAAACGTCAACAGAAGTTAGATATACACCACCTTCTTCGTCACAAATAAATGATTGTGCAAGAGGGTCATACCAACCAATCTGTCTTGTCTCTGTCCTAGTGGTATTAATAACTCTTTCTTCTGTTACTGTATCACGGACAACTTCAGCATTTCTTATAGCAAGAATATTTTCTTGGACTGTATTTAATGTACCTGTTGCTGAGTATTCAGTTTCAGCAGATGAATCTACTGTACCAGCAAGTCTACTATCTGAATCAGATGTAGTAAAACGTAATGTCCTACTACCAGTAGCCCAACGTGGGTTAGTATTTACACCTGGATTTGGAATAAAGAATGACCCAGAGAATTGACCTAATCTATCAGAAAGGACTCTTCTATCTTTAACAACTGCTTTAGCACCTGAAGCACCTGTTAGAATCTCACCAACTTGCATATTACCATAGTAATCACCAACTGCTTGCTCTGCAAGAGAGTCAAGGTCGATGTTTAGATATGCAGTAGTTGATGCATATGATGTAGCAGTTGCAGTATCATCATATGGACTGTATTCAAACTTATCATTAGGTGCTGCAACTTTAAATCTTACACCACTTGTCTCACCTACAACGGTTTCTCCAATAACAAATGGAGTTGAGTTTGTCCTAGCATCCACAGCAGGATCCTTGACTAACTCAATAATCTTAGGCATTATATAACCATCTATATTTGTGCCATCAAAGAATGTGAAGAATTGAGTCCTAGGCTTCATACGGACAACATTCACAGCAAGGTTTCTTGACCTTACCCAAGGTATAGTAGTTGCAGATATAAGTCTATCACCCTGTGATACTCTATCAATCCTTGGTACAACTCTAGTCCTAATACCTTCTCTTGACTGACCTGCATTAACTCTAATCGTAGTAACTCTGTTAATACGACGCATACCACGACCATCCCATACATCAGGTCGAGGTGACTTACCAATATCTTCTGCTATCCAATGCTGGTTATGTACAACCTCAGAGGAAATAACTTCTTCATCACCACCCCAGTTAGTCTGCCATGATCCCCACTCAATAGGTAACATTCCATTCTGGTCAACACCTAATTCACCAGATACTTGTTGGAAATCACCCTCAGTTGGGATAACTCTTTCAGGTAGTCTTTCAGTATCAATCCAATCATCAGATGATGGAGTTAAATCAATACGTCCAATATATGTGAAGACGTTAAATGGGTTAACGTTTTCAACTCTGGAAGCATAAGGTTGGTCAATGATTTTAAATTCTGTATAAGGTAACGAGATTAGTGGACCAGTTACCTGATAGTTTGTTGATAATGTAGTATTAAGTATTAAGGCAACGTTAGTTGTATAGTGAGATGCTCTACAAATACCTTCTCTAAAGTCTAATGAAGCACCAAAATCTTCATGGGATGTATCTGACTTACTATGATCTGCAAAGTCATCAACAATAAATCCATTTTTGAAACGATCCTTACCAGTAGAATCTACAATAGTAGTATTGAAAGTATCAGTTTCAAGCATGTTGAGTGAAGTATAATACTCAACTTGGTCTAATCTACGCTCAAGAGCACCAATGTCTCTCATAGTATAGCGTCTATTATCAGACCTCTTAATTACGGTATCGTTATCATCTCCAAATCCATATGGTCTATGCTTAAGGGTAGCAAGATGCATACCATCTTTTAGACTATCTGGGTCTTGTGGTTCAGATGATGACTTACCTTTAACAATCTGGAATTCACCATTAGGAAGTAAGAATATCTTATCAGTCCTAGGTAGATACCAATCAAAGTCACAACGGAAATCACTATCTAACTTAGGAATATCAAAGATAGTAGAGTTAGTTGTGCCACCAATCGTGAATACTCTTGACTTAAAGTCAAAAGTAGAGCAGTTTACATATGCAGGAGTATTAATTGTACCTGCATCACTATAAAGATTCTTAGCACCTGGTCTCCAATCTAAGTAATCTGCCAAGAAGTTGACATTAAAGAATGGAATATCTGTATATGCTGTATTAAGATATGATTGACCAGAGAAGTAATCACCTGTAGAAGAATGCTGATAGAAATCACAAACAATCTTCAACTGACGAATTGGTTTTGAAACACCTTTCTTACGAATACATCTTGCTGTATCGTATATAAATCCTGTCTGACCATCTTCTAAGTAGAAGTTGTCAGTAACAACTTTAGATCCTTTAACAACTGATGCTGCACCGTCATTGATAATACCAGTGATTGCATTTCCTGCACTATCTTGACCAGTAATAGTTTCACCTGGTACAAACTGAGTATCACCAACATAAACAAGACTTAGTTTCAAACTTGCAGATGCAAATTCAACAACCTTTGCTCTTGCTGCTGATGTTCTACCTGTAACGATAGTATTAGTAGCAAAGAATACTGGCTCAACTAGAGTTACACTTGGTACAACTGCTTCATTATCATCATATGATTCGTAGATAGCATGTAATCTATATGCATCAACTAAACCTAATGATATATCTTTATCTTCAATTCTTGTGCCATACAGTGTGGAGAATGTCAAACCATACTGAGGCTTATCGAGACTTCTAATTGTCTTATTAACTTTCAAGACAAACATCTCTTTCATTGATTTTGTCTTCTTAGTAGTTACGTTCTTAGATACTGTTGCTGTAACTTTAATAGAAGTAATGTTTGTTAGGTTAGCAATCGATAGAGTAGTCCTATCAGATGTTGTGAATGTGCAATAACCTACACTACCAGAGTTAGTAGTGTTAATAGCAAGTTGGTCACCTACAGGGTGTGTGCTATTACTACCTGCTAATACAGTAATATTATAATGCTCTTGGTCTAATGCAACAAACTGCTCATTCTCAGGTAGAGTTATTGATACAGCATTTGAAGCAACAGTTTGTGCATCAAATGTCCTTCTAACAATAGATGATTCGTCAGAAATACTCTTGATGTATTTCTTAGGCATTGGACTGAATAGGTCAGCATTATCAATACCTTGTAATTTACCACGGTATCTAACCAATACTGTATATTCTCCAGCAGTAGGGGCAGCACCACCAGCACCAGGAGTTACATTAGCAGTCTGGTTACCATAATTAAATATGCTAGCCATACCAGTAGAACTTAAACTACCTGGAGTTACCTTATCAATATCAACATACTTAGTTGAGCTAAAGTAAACTCTATCACCAGGACGTAAGTCAATAGCGAAGTTAGAGTTTAAACCAGTAATCTTTTCAGAACCACCAGTAGCATCATAAGTGAATGAGTCACCTTCTAGTCTAAGAATATCTTCAAGAACCAAGTCAGCAGTAAATTCAACTGCACTTGTGCTCTCATCTCTTGTAAGTAACTGACGAGTGTCAGAGAACTTATAACTATGGACATCAGCAATGGTGTCAACATTTTCACCATTGAGTAAAAGCATCTCTCCTTTTACGAATGTACCTTCTACTTGATATAAAATCCAATCATCATTGGATGATACTGTGTTAACAATATATCCTCTTGCACCAGATGTACCACCTACAAGTATTGACCCTTGGTCAACTGACTTAGCAGATGATAGAGTAACCAAAGTAAACATCTGTACATCAAAGATGTTTATCTTATATTTGTCATCAGGGTTACCGAAAGTATTATCAGGGTCTTCAACATGCTCAATAGCAGCAGTACGAGCATATCCAATAAGATTACCTTGCTGGTCACCAGGAGTACCTGAATAAGTATCACGCAACTCAATAACTTGATAGTTATTTTGTACAGTAGAACCTGTTAGATTAGGGAAACCATACATGTTGTTAATTCTTGCCCAGTTACCCAATTCAAATGGAATGATTTTGTTTTGTACTGAGTCTGTATCCCTTGGTTTTTCTAAGTCAACATAAGTTGGGGATAACGTTTTAATTCTATAACCTCTAACATAAGCAAGACCTGGACCTAACTCTACTGAAAATAGATTCTCAGCAGCAGTTACACCACCAGAAGTAGTCTGACCAGTAGTATAAACACCATTATTAAAACCATCAGAGAGGTTTTGTCTCATGGTGATCTGGAAATCAGATACAACATAGTTGCCAGATTCTTCGTATGTCCTTAATGCTAATGATTTCTCTAACTCATCATAAGCTGAACGGTCAACGAGTTTCTCAATCTTAGACCCATTGATACGAAGTAATTCAATGAAATCTTTATCTGCGTCGTCTGTTAAAAGTTTCTTATTTAATTTTGTGGTTATTCGGAACCTATGAGCACCAGGAGCAGCATAATTAGATGTGCCTGCTGCGTTATCATTGAGTGATAAGTCATCTTCGGGGGTGATGATAGACTCTTGGATGTCAAGTCCGACTCGATAGGATGGGGTGTTTCCATATTGATCTAATAAAATATACTGATAAGGTACGTCTACAAAGAAACCACGAATGTAGTAGACACCTGTTTGGACATAAGCAACACTACCAGTTTGTAATGCAGCAGTAGGAAGTAATTGTGCAAATGGTGAACCAATCTCAATTAGAGTTGTACCAAATGTAATTTCCTTCTCTGTAATTAACTGCTCGTTATTGGAGAATGTTCCTTGGTCATTTTTTGTACCACCTGATTCGATATACTTAACGTAGATAGTAATATATCCTTTATCTGAATCGGTAGATGAAATACTATATAATACTTTTGCTCTAACACCAGATGTTAGACCTTCTATAATTAAACCGTCTAACTGAGACCTATAATTCTCAACTTCTGCTCCTAAGAAACTCTCCTGTAGCATGATACAATCGACATTCAGGTCATAACCAACTTGACCTGGAATAACCATTGCACCATCTTTAAAGAGATGACCACCAATGTTTTCTATCTGGTTTTGTAAGATGGACTGTGAAGTAGTTAACTCTCTAGCTTGTATCGGGAAGCCAGGGCGATATAACACTCGATAAAAGTTTTTACTTTTATCAAAGTCGTCATAATAGGGAGTGACGTTTAGGTTGGTATTCTGTGCCATCTTAGAATTCTATTACGATTTTAATGTCTTCGATTTGGTCGTTTGCACGACTAATGGATCTCCTGTTATCGATGTAAATGATTTGACCATCGTTGGATTTAATTTCAGGTTTTGCATAACCATTGTTAAATTTCATACCCAAATCATATTCAGTATTGTTGATGGTACGTGAGGAGGAATTAGGGACGGCTGGGAAGTTAACATCAGGAGCACCTGCTGCACCACTCGTCGCACCACTAATTACGTTAGATCCATCAAATTCATTAAGAGTACCAGTTACTTCTGGGAATATACCATCAACTGCGTTTTGATAGTATTTCAAAAGCTTTGTAGTTGCATTCCATGAAATGACTCTACCACGAGCCGTAACGTTAGTACCTCCGACTACTCTTGTCTGAGTGATGATTTCATCAGGGACGTAGTTACCTTGGAATGTAGGTGAGAAAATAACTGCTTTAGCTGCTGATACAGTTAAGTCAGCAAGTAATTCAGTTGTGCCGAATTTTAATGGGTTAGTGATAAGACCAATTCGACGATAGTCATTATCTACAGGGAAGTCACCAGCACCCTCATCATATGAGAGTTTGGCATTAATCATTACCCTGAACGCTCCCATCTCCACCACTGGATCATATCCATGACCACCAGGAGGAGGAATGATAACGTCCACCTGACCGCCAGTACCAGTACCAATACCTGTAATATTGTCAATACTAATTTTACCAAAGGTATAGCCAGTACCACCAGAAGTAACAGTAGCAGAAATAATGCGACCACCATCGACGACAATTGAGACACGACCACCAGTCCCATCGCCGTTAATAGCAACATTGTCATAGGTTCCATTGTTATATCCTGACCCTGCTGAGTTTATCACAACGGTATCAATTTCACCAGCAACAGCATTTGTCTTCACCGCATCATTGGTGAAAACAGGCATATAGTCATTACTAAAGAATTTTAAAACGGAAGCAACAGGAATAGTATAAAGATACTTCCAACGATAGCTATCGGCGGTAGTGATAATACTTGTTGAAGTACCTGTCGGCTCCACTGTGGAAGGTTTACCATTTGGGTCGGATGGACTTGTACCGTTATATATGCACTTATAGACTTGATACTGACTGTTTACAACATAAAAGTCAGAATCGTATAGTTTTGTAGCACCAGATGATGCTGTTTTACTTGGTGAGTAATCGTGACGATACATGTCATAGGTGAAACCTAGACCACCAGTAGTTTGCTCAGGACTTACCCAGTCGATACGACGTACCACTTGAACCGTGTCGGCAGCTAATACACGCTTCAGTGAAATCATATCGTCATAGGAAGACGAAAATTCCAAAAAGGAGTCTACTGCTTGTGGAGGTGAGTTTTCATCATCCCAAGCTTGAGGTCTACCAATAAAGATATAAACCCTGTCTCTAGTTGCTCCAGCATCGGAGTCACTCTGTGTCGATATTGGACCTTCGAGTGCTTTAATGAATTTTTGAGCAGAAAAGATTCTAAATTGATCTGTTAATAACGCTGCCATTTAACTATAGGTACTTAATGTCCTTTGTCTATTTATCAAGGTTACTGAGTCCTTGCTATTGTTTGGAACTCGATGCTCTTAATTCGATAAGAAGCACCACCGTTTCCTACCAGTTTTTCACCACCTAAAATCGCTTGTGCAACTGCGGTTGTGCCACTTGAAGGTGCAGCGATTGTTATTGTTGGGTGAATATTATATGTATTGTCTACAGTCTGTTTATATCCATAACCACCATTAGTTATGGTTATAGATGCAACTTGGTCTCCAGCAGCAGTTAAGACTGCTGTACCTGTTGCCTGTATATCACCAATAGCTTCAATAGTAACTCCTGGTACTGAGCTATAGTTAGTACCAGCATTCTGTATATTGAAATCTATTATAGTTCCTGTATCGGAGAATTTATACAAGTAACCAGCAACACCAACGTTAACATTACCTGTATTAAATGGTATGATATCACCAACTATCAGTTTACCTGTGCTTGGGTTCCAAGACACTACAGTGCCTTTAACACCAGATACATCACCAGTTACCACTTCATTAACTGCATAATTATTTCCATTACCATCATTAGCATCAATAGTGATTTCCATTAATGCTGTATGAGGCACACCTTCATTCAATGCACCAGCAGATGTAATTGTTGCATACTTGAATGGAATGTCTGCATCTTTAATACTGTCTCCAGCTTGGAATAGGGTTGTGTTTGTGCCACCCTGAGTTTCCTCAATACCATAAAGTGAACTGAATATACCACCTTCGAGTGATATTTGGTTTTCAAATTCTGTTCCTGTATTTACTAGGTCAGGAATACCGTCTCCAGCACCAGAGTTTTCTGCGATATCTTGGAATTTCTTATCTTGTAATGTTGTAATAGGTACTGTTAATGTAGTAATAACATCACCAGGTGAGTTTAATACCACGTGTGGTTGGAATCCTGAGTTAGCAGAATCAGCAACACCAGCATCAAACTGTACAATTGCATCTTCTGTAGATGGAATACCTGCATCAATGAATGCCAATTCATCAACTTCAAATGCTACAAGTAATTCTCTTGTCTGAGCATTCCAGTCATATACTTTTGCTATCTTGTTCTGGGCATTTTCAACCCTTCTAATTACTCGGTCACCAACATTAAACTTATAGTTTGAAGTGCCATCAGATAGATTCTGTCCACTATCAAGAATAACACGTTGGTCATAGTTGAAATTAAGACCTCTTGTTACATTACTAAACTTCTCTCTTGATTTGGAAGAATATGAAACTGTCTCATTTCCAATAATTAATTTACCTGAACCTGGATATGCGTCTGTAGAATCAACATATATCTCAGTCTGACTAGCAGTCATATTTGCTAGTAGTCCAGTTAGATAGAATGCTGTAGAGTTAAGTGACTGTCTAGCAGCAGTCTTCCTCTTAAGATTAACTAACTTAGTAAAGATAACATTAGGAGCAGAGGTAAATCCTTGACCTTGCTCTGTTACTGTAATACCAGTAATTTTACCTTGACTTACTTGAGCAGTTGCTCTAGCACCAATACCGCCACCACCAGTAATTAAAACATAAGGTGGTTCTTGATAAAATTCACCAGCATTTACAACACTAATAGATGTAACCTTACCTGTAACATCAATCTTTGCAGCACCTTTAGCGTTTTGTCCACCACCACCTTCAACAATTAGAGTAGGAGGAGTAGCAAAACTTCTACCTGGGTTTAATAATGCAAGACCTGTAACAGTTTGGACGGTAGGAGTTGCAGTAGCACCAGTACCTCCACCACCTAAAATCTTTGCTTCTGCTGTACCAAAGTAACCATCACCAAATTTCTCCATCCTAATGTAAGAAACTTTACCAGCATCAGCACCTGTTCCCAATACAACTTCACCTTCTGCACCACTAGGGAATTCTGTAGGAACATCTCCTAAAGTATCACCTTCAAATGTAGGTACTCCTCTAAACTGAGGTCCAATAACATAAGGATAAACAGGATTACCTGAACTATCCTCTGTCATAAAGTAAGCATAAGTGCCGTTTGGATACTCTGGAGTAGTAGCAAATCTACCATTAAACTTATCTAAAGTTGCACCAGAAACAGCAGAATCCCAGATATAGTCTTGAGTTAGGTCACCCATTAAGTAACCATCTTGGACTAATCTAAATCCCATATCAGCTGTTGAATATGAGAATGTATAAAGTAGTCTAGGGCAATCTGTTCTGGGAGCAAATGTTAAACGTCTTTGGGTTGCAGCATTAAATCCTGAAATATATTCTGTATATGTCTTAGCAACTCCATCTAACTCATAGGTAACACCTTCTGTATGTAAGATTGAAGTATCACCATTAGCAGTACCAGCCGCTTGCCAACCATTTTCTTGTGTGCTTAATAACAGGAAGTTACTATTATTAGTAGCATGATCCTGATTGAAAACGTATGTCTTACCTCTGAATAAATTTAAGAATTGTACTTCACTACCACCGACATAGAATTTGCCATTAGATACGGTAATAGTCTGTGTTACTGTAGATGCTGTAACAACAGCAGGTCTAGCACCGTCAATTTCAACACCAGTTTTTAATCTATATCCTGATACTTCTCTAGCAGCAACACCAGAAGAATTGTATCCCCAAGGTCCATAGATTGGATATCCATCATAGGACATACCTAAAATCTTAGAATGTCCATCTGCATGTCTACCGTAGTCAGGACCAGTAGCAAAGAAATCTGTAACGTAATAATTATTAGTTGGTGTAAAATTCTCTACTGTAGAATCAAGAATCATATATCCTTCATCACCAGTATATCCAGACATATATCTGTGATACTTACAGTAATAATAGATTCTATTAGTCTCATCAGCATTCATCAAGAAGAGTGGCATAAACTCATTCTCGTAATCAGTTGCCCAACCAGCATCTGATCCAGTGCTATTTGTGTATAGTGTGCCACCATTTAACAGACCATCTTGTGTGGTACTGAATTGCATTGGGTGACCATGTTGATGTGTCTGAGAAGGTTGGTTACTTGTATCAGATTGATTCCACTTAATTAGATAATTTCTTTGAACCTTAATGTTTTCAGGTGATAGATACCATCCATTAACATCAAAACTACCAAATTCAGCAGCATCAGGTCCAAAATTAATATAGAAAAGACCATTAGGGAATGTAGTAGGGTCATTATTAATGGTCATTTGGAAACCATTTGCACCTAACAGATTATCTCCATTAGCAAATGTGCCATTAACAAGTCTTACATATACTCTCTGGACAATACCAGAACCATTTCTAACAATTTTTGCAACTTCACATGTTGCATTACCACCAACTTTTTCAATAAGTCTACCAACTTCAACACTTCCCATCGTCTCAGAGACGTTACCAACAGGAAGCATTAAGTTATCAAATTCTGTTTTAATATTCCAAGTGAATGTTTGTATGAAACCATTTTGAAATGGTCCATTCTTTAATGCTAAATGATTGATTAGTTTATTTGAATGATAATAATAAACGTTATTATCAACTGCACCACCATAAACATCACTATTTTTAATGAATGATGACTTTACAGTATCTAAACTGAATCCTACAGGGACATCACTATGTCCTTGTCCCCATTCTGGAGTATGGAGTAACACTCCATTTGCCATAATACCCAAAGCCTTATTCTTCTGGTCAGGTCTTGGTTCAGCAGCAGGTACGTCCTTACCACCTCTATATACGAATGCTTGATTGAAATTTCTATCTACTAAAGGTCCACCACCTGGTGCTCTTTCTGTGCCATAGTCAGCAGGTTTTGGATGATTATCTGAAACAATAGTTAGTCTGTCTGTTGCTCCTGAAAATGATGCTGTTGTCGTTGACTGCGGATTGCTTTGCCATATTCTATTAATGTCAAATGACGTAACAACGTTTGGCGTATCAGAAGTTGGTAAAATGTTGAGTCTGAGTGGATCATAACCCCTCCCTTTGTTTAATACTCGTACATGGACAATCCTACCTGACGCATCGTCAATGATAGGATAGAGTATTGCTTCTTCATCTGGTGTGCCACAACCAGTAACAGTTAGTCTTGGTGGATCCGCAGAAGTATAATCCTTCCCTCCTTCCAAAACTTCGACTGCTCTAACACCAAATACTTCGTTGAATAATGGTTTGATAGAAGCACCAGAACCAGGTATCGTCCTCGCCATTTATTAAGTTACTACGTTGATTGTACCGTTCATCAATGCATGTAATGTGCATTGGTAATATAGAGTTGTTGGAGCATCCATAGGGACAGTCCAATATAAAACTGTGATTCCACTACCAGTTTGACCAGCAGTATATGGAGTCCCAGCTAATCCAGTTGTGCTCTGAATTCTGAATGGGTGACCAGCACCTTGGACAGAATTATCAAATGCATAAGTTTGTCCTCTCTGGACATATAACGTTGGGTCATTTGTAGCAGCAGAGAAACCTGGTCCAGAGAATGTATAATGGTCTGCACCATCAGCATTCACTTCCCACCAAGTAATTGGACTACGGGTTGGTACCCAGTTTGTGCCGTTGTAGAAGAGTGAATCTCCTTGGACAAGACCACCGATATTTGTATCAGTCAAAGCAGCAAATGTTGTAGTCAGAGTTCCAGAGAAATTAACTGTCAAAGTATCCCCAGAAACGGCTGTGGTAATGTTTGTACCACCAGCAATCGTTAGAGTATCAGATTGTGTATTAGCAGTAGTGGATCCTGTATCACCAGCAACTGATGCCCAAAGGTTAAGTGAGGATATACCTGAGTCATCATCAGCAGGTGCCCACTTACTTGTAGAAGAATTCCACTTTAAAACTTGATTATTTGTAGGTGCAGCAGTATTTGTATCAACGTCAACCAAATCATTAACACCTGAATATTGTGTCAATAATTTTGCTTGGGTAGCACCAACACCACCAGCAGTAATATTAATGTTTACATATGGATTATCATCACCGTTAACTGTAAAGAAATATCCCTTATATGATGCAGCAGCAGGAGAAGCAGCAAGTGATGCCCACTCATTCTTATACTTTACTGTCGTAGGGAAATCAATTCCTCCACCAGAACCCGCAAATGTATTGGTAACACCACCAACGCCAAGTGTTAAGTTACCCGTGCCATTTGGAGCGATATTGATATTTCCATTACTTGAAGAAACAATACTATTACCGTTAACATCCAAACCAGCAGTGAGGTTTGTATAGTCAGATGGAAGAAATGTCGATCCATTATATCTAAGTACCTGTCCTACAGCAGCATTGGTAACACTAAGTTGCAACGTAGTGCCATTACCTATACCAGTGTATATTTCGTTAAAATTGTCATTAATCTTGTCACCACCAACTCTCAGGGTATCACCCGTGTTGTCGTTAGCTGCAGTACCAAGACCTAGCGTTTGTTTAGCCATTTACCTTACAATTTTTAGTTATTTATGGGATTATCTCAGGGTCAATTACTTCTTCACCATATTGACTTAAGTCTGGAGCAGTCCAATCATCAGGGACTGAAGTATCAACCGATATACCAGGAGCAGAATATCCACTTCCTTGGTTAGAAATTACACACTCACCAACACCAACCAGTGCCTTAATCTGTGCGTCAAATCCAGAGATGGAGTCAACCCTTACAGATGGTCTAGTTGTATATCCAGATCCAACAGAGGTAACTTGGACACTAGCGATAGACCCACTTGTAATCGTTGCAGATCCAACTGCGTCCTTACCAAAGACTGATCCGAGATAGTCGAATGTGATTAGAGAGTTAGAAGATTCAATAACAGCAACTTCTCTGTCTGAAGTCTCACCTTGAATGTCAATAAAGTCACCTGGTTCAATTGGTGGGACAACTTCAGCAGCGTCAACGTCTGCCTCACTACCCACGTAAGAGAATGCAACGAATGTAGACCCAACACGAGGTATTTCAGAGAAGATTATTCGAGAACCAACAAGCTCGAAACCTACGCCTGGTTCCTGAATAACACCATTGAGTGAAACGATGATATTATTTTCTGGACGTATAACCGTAGACTGGACACCATCGGTAAGTGTTAGTGAGTAGAATACTCCGTTACGCTTGAGGTTGAATGACTGTCTCAATGAGTCGAAGTCGAATGAGATGTCATCTAACTGTCTCAACTTACCAACGTAGAATCCTGTGAATGCAGACCCTATCGTAGGTGCTTCAGTAAACTGAATTGTGTCTGAGAATGCTGTGTATGCGTTAGCTGCACCTGGAGGTTGTAGAATACCATTAACAAATATGAGCATATGTCCTTCAGAGTCAGGCAAGTATGCTGTACCATTATTCTGTGTAAGTTTGAATTGTGTTTGGACACCATCGAATCCCTTGAAGGATCTCTTAACACGTGCCTTAATATCTTGCTTACTCTTAACAACTGCCTTATATCCATTAAGTGACTTGATTGCGTCCTTAGTATCGAAGGTACCTACGATGTCACTCATGTAGATACGCTTGTTAACACCAACTGTCTCAATGTCTTGGACAAGAGCACCAGCAGCACCTGCTGTTACAACAGAAGTTGTAATGGTTGCGTAACCAACTGGGAAGGATTCACCTTGACCGTAGTCACCAACGATATCACCGTTAGTTAGTGATCCCATTACAGGAGCGTAGTAGATGTAGTTATTGCTTAGGTCAACTGAAGTAATGATACCGTAATTTGCAGTATCTTGGACACCTGATACAACCTTATAAAGTCTGTTACCAACAGTGAAGTTATTCAAGTTGGTTAGTATGCTAATACCAATTCTTGTGTATCCGTCTGATACAATTCTATTACCGATAGCAACATCTAAACCACCAAACTTAGCAACCTCTAAGTATTGTCTTGAGCTTTCTGCGTAAACAACAGCAGTCTTCTCAAATGTTCCTAATAGAGATGCAGTATCAACAACTAACTTACCACCAGTGTTTGTAAGGACAGCAGCTTCAGCAGTGATATTTGCGTTAACATCAGCAGTAGCACCCGAAGTATATCCTTGGAATCCTACATTAGCATCAAATGTACCAATCTTATCGATGATATGCATTCTTGTCTCAATGTTACTAATCTGACAAGTAGTTGAGTTAGCAGCACCGACTATAGTGTCTAGGACTGCGAATGTACCAGCAGTAATCTTAACATCGACATACTTGAAGTTATCATCTTCATGGAATCCATAAACAATACCTGTCTTAGTGTTATCACCTTGCTTTTGAATTGCCTCATTCATTGTGAATGGACCATCAGTGATAGTGCCATCAATTCTGAATCTGGAGTAGACTTGGACAATCTTACCTTCATTCCTTGTGATTGATTCAACTTCAGCATATGCACCTGAAGTACCACCAAAGAAGTTGTCAGCATTATTAATTCCACCACCAAGAGGTATTGGAATATCTCTAGTGCCGTATGTCTTAGCAGGAGTAACAATACCAGTTTGATTGGTAATATTTGTATAATGAGCGTTATTAACAAGTTGCTTCTTAACCATACCTAAGAGATATCTCACAACTCTCATAATTGAGAGAGTGTTATAATCTTTTGCTAAAGTAGCAGAGGTGAATGCGTAGAAGGAAGCACCAGGAGAAGGAGAAGTTAGACTTTGAGAAAGTGCTCCATCAATCTGTGTTTCTAATGTCTCAAGAATGTAATTCTTAATGTTGAAATCGTTATCAGCATAGAATGTTGTGCCGTATGCAGAAACATATGGGTCAAGTGCAGACTTAGTTAGTTTTGCACCCCAAACATATACACCACTTACACCATCACCAGCGTAGTTAGTTGAACCACCAGCATTCTTAACGATAACCTTGTTAGTTAAGGTTGTGAAACCGAAGGAGAATGTAATTTGAATATATGCTCTTATCCATCCACCACCAACAGGGACTGATCCATATGCGTTAGCAGTAATACCTTGCTGAGGTGTGAATATGCTACCGAAGGATGCGTTACTTAAATCAAGGTCAAAGAATGCATTCTGCTCTGCTGATGTACCAGTATCCAATGTCATTTGGAATCTAACCTTATCAAATTCTGCTTTCTTAATGAATGCAGAGAATGTGAATGTCTGAGCAGTAGTAATAGCACCTTCGTCAAACTTCTGACCTGTAGTATCCCACTTGATAGAAGTATCATCAAATGTATCGTAAGCAGTTAGACTATAATTTCTTGAAATTGTATGCTCACCAGTGCTACTATCAACTACAACCTTCTCAGCAAGTAATTGATCGTCTGGGTCAGCAGTTACATTACCGTCTATACTAGAACCGCTTGCAGTCCAGTTAGCAGTAAAGTCTTCAGGATTAGTAAAGAGGTTAATACCTGCAACTTGATCAGCAATACCTGTTGTTATAATTCTTGTAGAAGCAAGTGACTGGACGTTAGCAACAGTTGTGTAGTAATCGTAGGTAGGACCAACAACATTAACTACAGCAGTTGCACCGCTAGTGCCAGTTAAGTCATCTACAGATGCCCAATTTGTACCTGTAACATCACCAATAACCAACATCTGAGTCTCAGTGATATATTCCTTAACAGATGCATAACCACCACCAGATGAAGTTACAACTTCACCCTCAGAGAATTCTCCAATTACATTGGTAAGAGTGATGTTTCTAGCATTACCAAACTTAGATGTATCAGTAATTGCTAAGTCATGAATTACATCATTAACTGTAGTCTCTAGGAATGTATTGATATCTGCTGACCATGCACCAGAACCCCACTGACTGTTAACTAGATTTTCTAATTCTTGGTCGTAGTAATTCTTGTTATTAAGAATCATTCTACCAGCAGACCTACCAGCATCATCTGAAGGAGATAGAGTATCAATTGCGATATCCATCAAGTTTTCAAATGCGTTAACTGCATCAATACAATCATCACTTAAGTATGCAGTATCACCCTTACTATCGGTAATAGTTGCATCACGGTATGCAACTTCTGTAGTCCACATAGCAGCATACTGGTCACCAGTTAATCCAGTTATACCTTGGTTATAAAGGTTATTGATTATTGCTAGTTTACCAAGTTTCTTAACTTGCTGGAAGGCATACATGGTTGAGAGTAATTGATCCTCAACTTGTTTGATACCACCAGAAGTAGCAATATAATTTTCAATTGCTCTAATAGTATTACTGTTACCACCAGTTTGTAGGTCACTGATGACACTATCAAGCAATAGTTTAATATCTTTCTTACATGTATCTCTACCAGTAGCACCACCTGGATACTGGAAGGATTGATAAAGGATGTTGTTTAGAGTATATGAGAATTCAGCATCTAGTAAACCAACTGCCTCTTCAGCAATGTAATCCTTATTGAAGTGTAGAAGGTCACCTGCATCTCTATATCTGTCACCATTAGGAGCAAGAGTCTCATTTGCCAATAGGACTAAAGTATCAAGTGCATCCTTAACGTTTGTGCAATCGCCAGGGGCAGTTACAGAGTTAGCAACAGCAGATACAAATGTATGAGCATAGTTACCACCTGTGACTATAGCATTAGCAGAAGCAGAAACAAATAGGTGTGCAGTTGTGTTAGTAGATGTACCAACGTTAACTGTGATTGTATTATCATCAACAGCAGTAATTGCTACAGCATCGTTGTATGCAGGGTCATCTGCGGATGCTCCACCTTGTCCATTAGCACGAGGATATTGGTGATTAGATCCATGACTGTCCTGAGCACAAGTGAATGTTAATGATTGTTGTGCAATCTGAATTGCTGTGCCAACTGCTAAGTTATGAGCACCGATTGTTAATACCAATACACCTGTAGTAGGATCGTATGTGGCAGCAGTAGGAGTAAAGTATTTGGTAGGTGATGCACCAATGTTAACTGTAATAGTTGTTGCAGTAACTGCCTTAATTAAAATATTCTTGTTATACCAAGGGTCAGATGCTCTTGGATAATCCTTAGCAGAACTGTTACCATCCATTGCACAAGTGAATTTCAATCCACCAGCAGCAATGTTAATCTTTCTACCAACTGTCAAACTGTGTGTTCCAATGGTTAATACCATGTCACCAGTTACAGGATCGTATGTTGCAGCAGTAGGACTAAAGTTAGTAGCAGTATCTTGGGTAATACCCCAATCACCAATGATAACAGAATCAGTATTAGCGTCAGTTAAATCACCTGTTACTGATTGCTTGGCATAGAATCCAAGTCTGTTATGAGCATATAGAGATTGAAGTAGTTGGAGTCTAACGTGTTGAATCTCATCGTTAGTTCCAAGGTAATTCTTAACTGCAATTAGAGTATTGAAGTTACCACCATCTTCGATGTCATTTGCAATAGCATCTAAGATAATTCCTAAGTCAGTCTTACAACGTAGAGTACCAGCACCACTACCATCAGCATTTCTAGGCATTCCTAGAGTCAACTCAGGATAACGAGCAATCATATCAGCAGCAGTCTTATCTACGATAGGACCACGATTGAGTCTGATTAGATTTGCAGCATCACGGAATCTGTCTCTAGTTGCTAGGTCAACTCTTTGTGTATAAGCAAGACCAGTAGCAACGTCATCGATGTTAAATGGTATTTCTAAGAATGCATCAGCAGTTGCACCAACATACTCATGTTGTGGAGTTAGTTTTGTAATAGTTGCTAGATGGTCTACAGCAACTGCCTGATTTGCTTCAATCAATGTATCAATAACAACTGATAATAGGTTATCAACAGTAGATTGTACGTCTGAGCAATCACCGTTACTGTATCCAAGGACCTTAACGCAATCAGCGACTGCCTTAACCCACTTATGAGTATGCAACCATTTCTTAATAGCACCACCCTTAGCACTTACAAATAAGTGTGAAGAGTTTGGAGTGTAAGAAACAGCGTTAGAAGCAGCAGTTACAAATGTATGAGCATAGTCACCACCTGCGTGGATTACTGCTCTCTTAATTCCATTTGCAGTAGCAGAAACGAATGTATGTGCAGAAACGTTTGTGGAAGGTAGAGAATCTAATACTTGTACTTGGAATGTGTTTGTAGTAACTCCAGAAATAGTTAACCACTTACCAGATACAGGATCACTTGGTCTTGGATATGTGTGGTTAGTAGCATTACTATCCTTAGCACAACTGAAAGTTAAAGAGTTATCTGCAATCTTAATTCTTTCTCCATTAACGAAACCATGACCATTAACAGTCAATGTCAATAGACCTGTAGTTGGACTATAAGTTGCACCAGTTGCAGTATAGTTACTATTTGCACTTACAAATGTATGTGCAGTTGTGTTAGAAGAAGTTCCAACGTTTAGAGTAATTGTTGTTGCTGTTACAGCAGTAATTGTTACAGCATCGTTGTATGCTGGATCGTCAGCAGATGCACCACCTTGACCGTTTGCACGAGGATAAGTGTGGTTGGATCCATGACTATCTTGAGCACATGTAAAGGTTAGAGAATTATTTGCAATTCTAACCTTATGATTTGTAGTGAGGTCATGCTCACCGATTGTTACTGTTAGAAGTCCAGTAGCAGGTACGAATGATGCAGCAGATACATCGTAACCGATAGCAGGAGACTTACCAACATTAACTGTAATTACACCTGACTGCTTTCTAATACCGTTTGTAGCAGCAGAGACGAATGAATGAGTTGTAGTATCAGATGATATACCAACGTTAACTTGGAAAGTATTTGTAGCAACGTTAGAAATCTTTAACCACTTACCGTAATATGGGTCTGTCTTTCTAGGATATGCATGGTCTGTCTGATTTCCATCAAGAGCACATCTCATTACTAGAGACCCTTCAACGATTTGAATGTAATCGTTATTGGAGTATCCATGAGAAGGAACTGTAATTACCATTACACCTGTAGAAGGTGTATAAGCAACGTTAGTAGCAGTAGTAGAAACATATCCTACTTCATCAACACGAATAGACTTGCTTTGACCATATGGGTCTGTAGCACGAGGATAAGTCTTATTAGAAGACCCTCCGTCCATTGTGCAGTTGAATGTTAATGAATCATTAGCAAGGACAATGTTAGATCCAACCTGAATGCCATGCTGACCAATAGTCAGTGTCATGTCACCAGTTACAGCATTGTAAGTAGCAGCAGATGGAGTAAACTGTGCGTTTGTACCAGCAGCACCAACATTAACTGTAATCTGACCATTCTGCCTCTTCATTCCGTTATTTAAAGCAGAAGCAAAGTTATGAGCAGTAGTATTAGTTGAAGTACCAACTTGAATATCAAATTGAGTTGTAGTTACATTAGTAATCTTTAACCACTTACCGAATGTTGGGTCAGTAGTCCTTGGATATGCATGGTTAGTAGCATTACTGTCTTGTGCACAAGTAAAGGTTACAGCACCAGCATCAAACTTAACTCTATCACCAGCAGAGAATCCATGAGCATCTAGGGTAATTGTCATTACACCTGTAGTTGGATTATATGCTGCAAAACTTGGAGTATGACTTGTTGAACCAATAGCAGTTACAGCCTTCAACTTACCTGAAGTCCTAGTATCATGTCCAGGACGAGGATATGTCTTCTGAGACTGGTTATTGTCCATTGCACAAGTGAATGTCAATGAATTATCATCAATCTCAACGAAGTCATCTGTAGTAATATCATGTGTACCAATGGTTAATACCATATCACCAGTTGCAGGATCATAAGTTGCAGCAGATGGAGTATATGGAATATAATCATCAGGTTGAGTTGACTTACCTACATTAACTGTAAATGTGTTGGTAGTTGCTTTAACAATTGGTAATACCTTATTGTAGAAAGGATCAGATGTCCTTGGATATGTGTGCTCTGAACCAAACTCATCTAAAGCACATTCAAATGTAAGTGATTCTTTATCGATAGTGATAGAAGAACCTTCCTTATGGAATGCATTAGTCTTACCAGATACAAATGTATGAGCATGGTCTCCACCAGACATTATGACTGCTCTGCTAACACATCCAGAAATTGCAGAAACGAATGTATGAGTTGAAGTATTAGAAGAAGCACTCACATTTACATTAAATGTATTTGTAGTTACACCAGAAATCTTCAACCACTTACCAGAAGCAGGGTCTCTAGTTTGAATACCATTTGTAGTAGCAGAAACAAATGTATGAGTTGAGGTATTAGAAGATGGAGTGATGTCTAATACTTGGACATCGAATGATGTAGATGCTACGTTAGAAACTTTTAACCACCTAGCACTTACAGGGTCAGAAGCACGAGGATAGGTTTTATTAACTGTATTGCCATCCATTGCACATGTAAATGTCAATGAATCATTAGCAATCTTAATCTCATCACCATTTGCTAGGTTATGAGCAGCAGTTGTAGTAATGCTTAAGATACCTGTTGTTGGGTTATAAGCAGTACCAGTTGTTGCTGTAAATTGAGCACCAGCAGCACGAGGATAGGTATGGTTTGTTGCGTTGCTATCCTGAGCACAGGTAAAGGTTAATCCATTATCAGCAATCTTAACCCACTCACCATTCTGGAATCCATGACCATTAATGGTTAGTGTTAAAACACCTGTTGCAGGGGTGTAAGACGCTGTAGATGGTGTATATGTGTTATTTGCATTCTTGAATGTATGAGCATAAACTCCACCTGCCTTAACTGCACCAGCAGTAGCAGATACGAATGCGTGAGTTGTAGTATTAGAAGAAATACCAACGTTAACTGAGATAACACCAGTTTGCTTCTTAATTCCGTTAGAAGTTGCAGAAACGAATGTGTGAGCAGAAGTGTTAGTAGATGGTCCTGTGTTAACATCAAATGTGTTAGTTGTTACTCCAGTAACAGGCACCCATTGTGATGCAAGAGGATCAGTTACACGAGGATATGTGTGGTTAGTAGCATTACTATCCTTAGCACATGTAAATGTTAATGAATCTGCATCAAACTTAACCATATCTCTTGCTCTGAGCAATCCATTAGATGCCCAAGAGATGAAGGTATGTGCAGAAAGGTCTTGTGACTTATGAACATCAACTGTAAATGAATTAGTATCAATCTTAGTAATTGGTAACCACTTACCAGATACAGGATCAGATGAGCGAGGATATGTATGGAATGTAGCATCACTATCCTTAGCACAAGTCATAGTCAATGAATTGTCTACGATTTGTATTCTGTCACCGTTAGAGAATCCATGACTTGATAAAGTAATGGTTAATATACCAGTAGCAGGAGCATAAGATGCAGCAGTTGGAGTATGTTGTGTAGCTCCAGTCAATCCATGACTGTTGCTGGTAATTGTTAACTTACCAGTAGTAGGTGTATATGCAGCAGTAGATGCAGTTAGGTTTGTAGTACCAACTCCAGTAACCTCTATTGCAGTATCATATGCTCTATCTTTCTTCTGCTTAACTCCATTAGAAACAGCAGATACAAATGTATGAGCAGAAGTGTTAGTAGAAGGTGCAGAATCTAATACCTGAATATCAAAGCCATTTGTAGATACGTTAGAAACTTGAATCCACTTATTAGCAATTGGGTCAGTTGACCTTGGATATGTGTGGTTAGTTTGGTTAGAGTCAGCAGCACAAGTGAATGTTAAGCAATTAGCATCTAACTTAACCCAATCACCATCCAACATGCCATGACCACCAACAGTAAGACTTAAAATACCTGTTGTAGGGTTATATGTAGCATTGGTTGGTGTATGATTTAAAATATCTGTTCTTGGATAGGTATGGTTTGTAGCATTACTATCCTGTGCACATGTAAATGTTAGAGAGTTATCTGCAAACTTGATGCTATCACCAACTAATAGGTTATGAGATCCAATAGTGATGTCCAAAGCACCTGAAGCAGGTGTAAATGAAGCAGCAGAAACGTCATGCTGAATTATTGGAGACTTACCAACATCTAATTGTATAGTATTATCTTTCTTAACTACGCTGTTATGATCCCATCTTAGATAGGTATGTGCAGAAATATCAGGAGACTTACCAACGTTAATTGTAAATGTATTAGTAGTTACAGCAGAAATTGTTATCCAACTATTAGCAACTGGGTCTGTTGCTCTAGGATATGAATGATCAGACTGGTTATTATCCTTAGCACAACTGAAAGTTACAGCACCATCAGAAAGTTTAACTTGGTCATTAACTGCAAATCCATGTCCTATTAAGGTAACAATCATTTCACCTGTTGTAGGTGTATAAACTGCATTAGTAGGAGTATATGGAGTACCTTCATACTTGATAGGAATTGCTTCTTCATATACTGGGTCAGTTGACCTTGGATAAGACTTAATTGCATTATTGTCATCCATCGCACAAGTAAAGTTGAGCGAATTATTTGCCAACTTAATTGTTTGACCAGCAGCGAAGTTATGATCACCAATGGTTAATGACATCAAACCAGTTGCAGCATCGTAAGTAGAAGCAGTTGGTTTGTAAGCAACTAAAGGTTTCTTACCAACGAATATTTCAAAAGTATTTGTTGATACTACACCAACTTCAATCCATTTCTCTGATGCAGGATCCTCTGGTCTAGGATATGCGTGCTCGGACTTATTACCGTCCATATCACAAGTCATTGTGACTGCACCATCTTCCATCTTGACCTTATCGCCAGGATTTAAACCATGACCGTTAGAAGTAACGACCATAATACCTGTGTTGGCATCATAAGTTGCACCTGTTGCTGTGATAGCAGCACCAGCAGTCAAACCATGAGCTGCCTTGGTTAGAGTCAATTCTCCAGTTGAGGTATCATAAGATCCTGTGGTAGGAGTAATTGTTGATGGAGAAGCGTTAGTAGAATCAGTAATAGTTGTATCAGTGACCTGAGTTAATCCATGATCACCTAATATTTGAATATGTTGGTTAGTAATAATTTGCTGTGCTAACCTAGATAACTCTTCATGTACCCAGATTGTCTCTTCTACTTCAGTTTCAATGTGGTTAACAGTGATAGGAGATACATTTCTATTAACATAAAGTGCAGCAGCATCCCAAAGATAACTGTTACCACCGTTTCTTACATCTTTTATTAGAGCATCGATGATATCTTGTACGTCATCAGTGCAATTTACAGTGCCAGTAAGGACATTGAATGGTGAATAAGGTGACTGATGCTCCAATCTCCATACAACTTCCTTAGCAAGGAATTCCTTATTACTATTAAGTAAATCAGCAGCATTAAGATATCTGTGAGTATTCAGACTATGAGCAGATAGGTTACCACCTGTCTTTCTCTTAGTAGCAAGAATAGCATCATTATTAAAGTAATCTCCATCTACCCAAGTTCCAGTACCAGACCAATCATCAACATAAGTTGCTGCGTCAGGACCATCAAAGTGATATAGTAATTTTGTATTACTATCTCCTTGGAAAATACCAGTTGGAAGAGTATAAGCACCTGTATATCTTGCAGTTGTTGAAACTCTTACTTCATCAATATGACCATTAAATCCTGTAGCACCTGCATAGTCAGCACCGATATAAACTGGTTTAGAAGCACCGTAGTTGTTATTATCAGTATAGGTACTACCAACCTGTGCTCCATTTACAAATATCTTAGTTGAAGTGCCAGTCTTAGTAACAGCAACATGATACCATGTGTTTATTGCAAGAGTGCCACCATTAGCAGCAGCTGTATTTCCTACAGCAACTTTAAGTGCAGTGCCATCAGTATAAAGTCTAAGAGCAGTATCTGTAGCAGATGCACTTCTAGTATCAATAATTGTATGCTCTCCAGTTACATTAGCAGGACGAATCCATGCTTCAAGAGTAAGAGCACCAGTGCCGAATCCAAATTCTTGGTTTGCAGCAACAAGTAAGTAGTCACCAGTACCATCAAGTAATAGAGATGCAGTGCCCCACTTCTTCTGAGCAGTGTCTAATTGTGCTCCACCATTGAATGTAACAGTATGGAAGTCAGAACCAGAAGCAGTTGACCTACCCATCTTACCTAGGTAAACAGTGCTTCTTGCTTGGTTATAACCAATAACTTCTGCCTTAGAATTCCTAGACCTAATTACATTACCTTGGTTAAAGAATCCAGCACCTTGCTTATCAGTAAAGGTTAGTTTTCTTACAAAACCTTCTTCATTTTCTAGGAAAGTACCAGAGTTATTTCCATAATCAATTTTATAATTTCTAATAAACTCATTTTCTTGGAATGTTCCAGTAATATTTGTTGTCTTAATAACGTAGTTGTTAATCAACTCGTTAGCAGGGAATTTAGAATCAAATGCTGTTAGATTATCAGTAAAGTCAACAATAGAAATCTGAGACTGTGAAATATCATCCAATACAACGTTTGGATAAGTCTGAGATGCAATTCTGTTGAATAGTAGACCGAAGAATGAGGATCCTTCAGATATATTGACCTGACTAATAAATTCGTTAGTTACAGGGTCTTGATAAGGACTTGTAGATGCAATTGTTGCAACAACACCAGACTTAGCAGCAATGATAACATCATTTAACTGAATATCAAATAGACCTGGAGTAGACTGATAAGTACCAGTTGTCTTACTCAAGACCAAAGCATTGGTAATAGTAATGTCTGTGCCGTATAATGGAGTATTCTCTAACTGTGCAGTAGCAGCAGTACCAAGTTGTGCTCTTGTTACTCCAAGAGTTGTAGACTCTGCACCATCAGTAATAGTATCAACTCTGAATATTTCAGAACCA